ATTATTTTCCTTGATCTAAAAAGTCTTTGTATGCCTTTGGATCATGTACCGTGATTTTATCACCTATTTGTGAAAAGATCAATTTCGGGGATGATCCATTATTATCGTACAATTTTAATTCATCAAATAATTTATTTTTAGCAAACTCTGGCACCAGGTTAGAAATTTCTTTGTGCATTGATCTAATATAGGATTCTGGAACTATACGTCCAGATTTTTCTCCTCTAAGCCTAGCACGTTCCACAGAAGTTTCTGTTTTTGTTGTCACATAATGAGCTACTACGGACTTCCCTGCTTCCCTTTGTTGAGCTACTTTTTGAGCTACACTCTCATATTTTCCGTCCCCTACTCCGTCATTTACTACATCCCATTTATTAGCCGCTGCCGTTCTTGAAATATCCTTGGATAGCTTAGAACTTTCTTCGTGCACTTTTGCAGCAGCTAAAGGATTATTTGTCGAAACCATTTTTTCGTATTCTGGGATCTTTGCTTTTACCGCATCGGAATCAATAACTAAAATACCTTTTGGTAGCTCTACTGCTCCAGAAGTTACGATTGAAGATTTACCAGTAGCAGGAGCTCCTCCCATAAAGTAGGACGTTCCAGTATTTGTCGATCCTCCCTTTACAAATTCAGAAACTAGATTCTCATGGAATGCATGTCTTTCATCGTTATATTGATTTGTCTTAGGATCAGAATAAAGTTTATCAGTTCCAAAATTGCTATCTCCTGACATTAATTTTTTAATGTTAGAATCCAATGTTTTAGGATCTTTATATTTTTCAAGTGCCTTAACTCCAGCAGATTTTCCTACTCCTTTCGCTTCCTTATCTGCTCCACCTTCTGGACGTCTACCACTTCCAGGACCACCGAAATCAATCTTATCTAAGATACCTGCAATTTGTGACCAAAGTTTTTCTTCTGCGCTGATCGTCTTAGGCTCCTTCTTGTAATTAAACATTCCTTCGACGCTGAAGCCTTTAAATTCACCTGACTTAACTTTTCCCCACACCTCATCATTATCGATCGAATAAGAGGCAAAAGCTGAGCCGTCAGGAGCATCTTCAAATCCTTTCATAGGTTTGATTCCTCTCGACTCATCTGTGATCCAGCATTCAAACATAGTCACGCCATCTACCACCTGGTTAGGATCGTGCATCAAATTGACATTTGAAGTGTATCCCTTCTGGAACATCTTTTTAACGATCTTATAAATCGTGTCTTTCGGGAAAGATACAAAGTACTCTTGGCCATTATCATTGCGATAGATCGGCGTATCTGCTAGCATGATCGGACCAGAGATGATCCGACGCTCTTCGTCTTGGATCTCGAAATTCAATCGATCTGCTTTGAAGCGAAGAAAGTTTCTTTCGATCGCTGGCTTATCTACCAAAGCGACAAAGTCTACTTCTGATCCATCCAATAGATCCTCATTAATTTCGAGCAAGTAAATAGGTAAATTCATTCTTTTTTATTTAAAATCTTGATGCTTTCTCTATACGCTGGATTCGTTGCTGAGATCCAGTAATGTCACTTTCTACCACATAAGCCCGCGTCACTACATTCGAGATCGTGTTTAAAGATCTCTGATCTAATGAAGTTGGAACTGGTTCCGCTGCCCTTGGTGCAATAGGAGCTCCAGCTCCTGCGCTTGGTGCTGATCCCAGGCTAGGTGCTGATCCTCCGCCTGATTGACCAGGTACTTGGACCGCTAAGATATTTTGAATTGACTTATATCCAGAAGCCAAAGCAAGTCCAGCATTGATCGGAGCTAACACTGGTCCTACAAAAGGAATTCCGATTGTAGACTCGTAAGCTTTCTGAGCTGATAAGATCGCTGAGATCGTAGCACTTGCTACCGCTGCCGCCTTTCCTGCTGCCGTCTCCTGACCTAATAAGTTGGATAAGTTAGCTAAAGTGTCCGCAGTTGTTTGAGCTGCTAACATTTTCGCCTTTGATTCTTCCTGAGCTAATTTCTTTTTTGCTTCCGTTGCTTTCTTCTCATCTGCGACTTGCATTTGAAGAGTAGCTCTGTTAGTCTGAACGGTTTCTTCTGCCACTTCAGACATCTGCTCAAGCGACTGCTGGTCAAACTTCTCCTGGATCTTAGCTAGCTCTTCTTGTCTTGCCTCCTCTACACCCGCAAGATCACCACCAAACTTGACACGCTCTTCATAAAGCTTGTCGTATTTCGCCTGAGTAGCTTCGATCTCTTTCTCTTGATCGCTTAGGAATTTATCTGCATTTCTATTAGCTAGATTCTCATCTTCGGCATTTATCCTAGCTTGATTTTTTTCATATTCTGCGCGGGCATCTTCAGCTCCTTTGCGAAGATCTTCCAGGCGTTTTTTCTCTGCTGCAAGTTCTTTGTCTCTAGCCTCTTTATTTTGCTGAGCTATTTTCTCATGACGCTTTGCATTTTCATCGACTACCGATTTATTGTACTTCGCATCAATTACGACTAGCTCCGTTTTTAATTCACGAAATTTCTTCGCCTCCTCATCTGATAGCTTGCCAGTCGTTTTTAATTTTTCGCGAAGGATATTAAGATCAGTATTTACGATCTCCTTTCTTTTTTCTGAAAGTGCTTTTTCTCCAGCTCCTGAAGCTTCTAGGATTTTTAATTCAGATTCTAGACTCTCCTTTCTTTTAGCTGAAGTCTTAGTGAATTTCTCAAGCGCTCTATCTGCTTCATTTGTGATCCCTACAAAGTCGGTAACTTTTTCTACTAAACCAGTGAAGATCTTACCGACATTAGCTAGACCAGGAATAGCTTTTAAAACCGCTTCCTTAATCGCATCAAAGTTAGAGACAATTAATCCCAAAGCTACGGCAAAAGCTCCAACACCAGTGGCAATCAAAGCGCCTCGCATAGTAGTGAAGGCAGAGATCGCCGCCGCTTTCATAGAAGCAAAAGCACTCAAGACGTTTGTCTTAATGACAAGCCCTAAGTTTTTAAATCCATCGATCGATGAAAGGACCGTATTAAGTCCTTCTGATAATGCCAGGGCTCCCTGAACTTTCAAGAGTTGCTTCTCTACCTCAGCAGATTCCACACCTACTAGAGCCAAAGCTCCTTGAGTTGCAGCGAACGCTCCAGCTACGCCCTGGATCGATTGTCCAAACGCTTTGAATTTTGCATCTGGATCGAAAGCCTCGATAGTCGCTTTAGCGTCACCGATTCTATCTTTAAGATCCGCCGCTCTTTTGGCAGCGTTTGCGATCTCAGAAGCAGAAGCTCCAGCAGTATTCTGAAGCTTTACTAATTCCATCATCGCCTCGCGAAGTTGCCCCCTGAGACTCTTGGTGTCTGCTACTAGGTTAATACCTACCGTTTCGTTTACTGCCATTATGCGTATGTTAATTCAATTACTCTCAATAGTTCCACTTGTGTAGTCTTTGGAACGCTAGGATTAAAGTCATTGACTTTATTTAGTCTCCAAAGCGCTCCATCGATCAAGATAAGTTTCGCAAAGTCTAGCGAATAGATATCTTGCAAGTCTAGATATAAATAGCAAGTTAGGAGCTTACTATCCTTAGCGATGATCTCAGCTAAATAGTCTCCCCAGAACGAAGTAAATAAGTTCGCGTTTGGATATTGAACAGATAAACTAAATAATAATTCCTTTGGAACGCCAAAATTAATGTCCTTTACTGGTAAAGTTGGGTGATCTAAGTGTCCAGCATAGCCGTAATATGTGATCGAGGATCCTAAATTACCATTTCCTTGGGCTGAAGGTTGCTTAATATTCCAGCTAGGAACCTCTGTAACCTTCAAAAATTGCATAATTCTGATATTAGAATCACGTCTTTCCTCTACGCCATCCGATAAATCAAAGATTGAAGCGCAAAGTTTTACGTCTCCAGTTCTTTTTACTAGCACAGAAGGGCTAAAAATTATCTTAATATCTGTGCGATCATTAGTAAATTGAAAGCCAGTGTCCTCTTTTCTATCTCCGTAGCTCTCAGAATACTTTTTATTGTACCTCTCATTATAGAAATCATCGTCTTCAGTGTACAAAAAGTCATAGAAGCGCGCGTTTAGTTCGCTCATTGGCTTAATCGTAAGCTCTTGAGAATAATCTACCTTGTCGCTCCAGTCGATCGCATTAGATACGGGATCCTCCAATAGGACTAAGCCAGTCGTATCACCTGGCTCCCCATGTAAAAGTAAATCTCCAAAGTCATCAATCTTGATAAATCCTCCGCCGATCTGATAAAAGTCTATAAACGGCTCTATCATGATGTGCTTGTCCTTGGATTTATCTTCGTAAACGTAAAGATTAAACATTCGACAGATCGAGATGAATAGATCCTTTTGAAGAATTCCTTTAGGCAATAAGTTAGGCATCGATAAGCTAGCGCCATAAGTAGCCTGAACTGGGACCAAAGCGTCTGACATAAAGTCAAGCATCAAGTTCTCAGAGACAAATTCGTAGTTAGGATTCGAGCCTGGATTCGTGGTCACTTCCACATAGAAGGTGTCACCATTTGTCAAGGATGCTTCGATCTCCTGGTTAATATAGAACTCTGTGATTTGATCATCATTATCCGCAAGCGTCCAGGATCCGATCACCGTTAAATTCTGGTAAAGCTTGATATTAACCTGGCGTTGTGTGATCACGGTCCCGTATCCCTGGAAGGTAAATTTGCCAAGTGTTCCAGTAGTCCCAGTAAAGGTGAATGTATTACTTGAAGCTACGGTGAACTGATACAGATTTGTAGAGTTGAATGTCAATAATTCGTCAGGCTGATCGATCGTAATGTTCGCCGCTTGAGCGTTCAAAAGGTTTGCGATCACCTGCTCTAGATTCGCGAAATTATTTGGGATAATTAAGGATCTAAAGAAGCTAGTATTGAAGAAATCACTGGTATAAGTATAGCCAGAAAAGTCAATGATTTTATCTAATAGTTCATGCACAAAGAAAGCAGGACGGAAAGCATCTAGATGATAGTCTATTGATCCATGCTTGCACACGCCGTAATCAATCAAAGGAAATACGATACCAGTTCCTGAGGCATCCCAGGAATTCTTGACGTTTGTCTCTGTCCATGTTTGGTCATATTGCTGGAAGTAATTCGCTAGCTCTGTATCTTCTAGCGTTTTATTAGCGATCGCGGAGGCAAATCCTCCAAGCTCACCAAACACCGCGCACTCGTACTCTATCGCTCCTTTGTTGATCTTAATCTCAAGCAATCGAAGCACACCTTTAAAAACCTGTATTTTGTTTACAAAGATTTTCGCATTTGTCTGCTTAGTCGGATCGAAATTATAACCAACACTTGGAGCGTCAGTATTAACCCCGTAATTATTAGCGCTAGTAAGGCTATAAATATGCCCAAAAATTTTATTGTTGTTAGCATTACCTGGAACCGTAATCGTTTTAGAATACGTCGTGTTTCTGCTAGAAAAGTCTTTAATATCATCGATCGCCAAATTTAGCTCAAGTCCAATGTCCTCGTAAATATCTAGCCTGCTATTTTCTAAAATTATCTCTGTGATCATTATTTGAACTGGCTATATTGTTTTATCCCTAGGTTAAAGTTCAATTCGTAGTTAAAGATCTTGTCTGAAGTGTTATTCTTTTCCTGCCATGTAGTGCCCGTAAATACCACTGGATAATAGTTACCATTAAACTGGAAATAAATCTCGTTAGAAGCCAAAAGTTGAGCTCCTAGGTTGTAATCGTCTACGGTCAAATAATCACTTATAACAGAATAATCGTAATCGATACCAGTCGAGAAGCTTCTAGTACCGCCATAAAATACATTCGACGAATCCTTGAAATCCATCGTTTTTGTGGTAGGGTTAATTTCATAGCCTGAGCGTGTGTAAGTTTTACGTTCCATCTTCCTGGATTGACGCGATAATAGTCTGAATGCAAATTGATCGTATCCACCAAACTGATTTTGGAAAACAATTTGAATAGGTGTGAATCTAGGAGCGCAAGTCTGAGTGATTACAATCGAATCAGCTCCGATCGACACGCGATAGGCATAAGTCGAAGCAGTGATTTTTGTGGTCTCCAGGTAGCTATTTATCGATGTAGGAGATAAATCAAGAATGATCCCGTGAACTGCTGAAGGCAAGAAGTTTGGACCAGTAGTCGCGCTTCCGTTATTTGATCCGTCCTCGTTTAGATTCTGGATCGTAGCAGTTAGCGAACTAGCTAAGTCTGAATTGAAATAAGTAATCAAGAATGACTCACCAGAAACTACCTTCGCAGATGTCCGATCGCGAGACGTTAAGAACTTATTCTCATAAGTAGTCATCGGAGTGCGGAAAGGATCAAGCGAGAAGTTCCAGCCCTTGTAAGTTCCAGAAGTTAAATTCGTGTAAGTTACACCGTTGTATTCTTCCCCGTATCGAATGCCGTAATCGACATGCAAGAAACCGTCAGCATTTCTGACAAAGCCTGATCCGTCATCGACAAGCTGGCTCTGAAAGTAGTTTCTGACAATAGGGCCGACATCGATGATCCCGAGATTGTTAGCGTCTGGATATACTTTGAAGCTTGCGACGGTTGCGGAATTAACTTGTACATCAAATACATATTTGAAATTTGTTAGCCCTACATTGTCCGAGCTCACAACAAACCAAAGAGAGTCATGAGCAGATGAATAACTAGCAGGGATGCTTTCGATTGTGATCGCCATTATTTAAAAGTCTGTTTAATACTTAATGCTATATCTTGTCCGAGTGCCTTAGCTAAAGAAGCTTGGAAGTCTTCTCCAAAAGCAAGCTCAATATTATCTTCAAAGAATCCAGTGCGAGAGATACCTTTTCGCTTTATATTTTTAGCCGTGGCGATCGCTAGCCCTCTTATCTTCTCCGTCTCATTTGCAATCGCTCCTAGCGTTTTTCTTTTACGTTGTAAGCCACTAAGATTCTCTCGCTGGTCTTCATTCCTTATATAGCTTTTATGACGTAAATACCATCTGATAATGGAGTTTATAAAACCGCTAGATAGGCGAAGATTCTTGAAGCTATAAGGACTACCAGTAGGCTCTTTAAATCCTCTAGGTAGCTGACCTTTAAATCCTCCTATGCCCTTAACACCTTTGTCGTTGAAGTCATAATACTCAGACGCTGGATTGCTTTTGTCGTATCCGATTGTGATCGAATAGGATCCTCCCTTCTTAGTCAATTGGCTAACTACGATATCGGACAGATTCCCAGTGTCGATCTTGCCTCGCTGAGTTAATCGCTTCTTTGCTAGCTGAATGAATTTAAGCGCTGCCTGAGACATGATCGTCTCGACTTCATTAAGTTGCAAGTCTTGACCTTTGGCGATTCCGCCTGGATCAAAACTAGAACCTAAAGAAGCCTGAGCCTGGCTAATGCTTTGCATACGCTTTTTTTATTTGTTCGCGATCGTGCGCCGTTTTACTTTTTAAATATGCCAGGTCATTTAGAGCCTGAATCGTTGGAAGGTTGTAAACCTCATCCAGTTTTATTTTTTCGTGTTCAGCGATGAGCGTAGCTTGGTAAATCCATCCGTAGCGTCGCATAAATCCTGAGCCATTTTCTCTGCCTCCTCTTGAGTCATCCCCGCCTTCATCGATTCCGTCTTGAAATAGTCCGCTAAATTCTTTATCGAGTCGCTGAACACTTGACAAAAAAAAACTATCGATCCGTAAACCTGCTCGAATGGCGCTTCCAAAAGATCTTCAGCGTATTCCTCGTGCTTTGCAGAGTCATAAGATGCTACCTTCCAGCCTCGCCAGGTGAGCTTCATAGGCATTACCATAGACGCGCAGATTTTGTGAATGTTCAAACCTACATCGGTCCCAAAGAACTTAGTCTCTAAGTATCTTGCATAGGGGATATTTTTTACATCGTACACACACCGATATCTTCTACCTGGTGTCTTAATAAAGTCCACTGGCTTAGGTTCTGGGAGCGTGTCGGTGATGAACTTAATCCCTTCTAATTGCTTTTGTAGATCCTTTATTTTTAAAGAATCGATCTGGTTTTCTGTTTGGTTAGTCAGAATAGCCAAGGATTTAACGGCAATGTCAAGCTCTGTATATTCTTCTTTTTTAAGAAGCACATTCTGGAGCTGGATCCACTGCCATACGGTTACGTCTTTCCAAGTCATATTGATTATAAATAGCGTTTAAACAAAATTGTATTTTCCAGTTCCTGCCTTGAAGTCTAGCTTTCTCCAGGCAAGCGCCAAAGCCATCACACAGTCATCATGAAATCCGCTAGGCGCTGAGTATTTAACCCCATTAGCCGAGTATTGATATTCAAAGATCTCGAGCTCCTCCTGGATCATGCCAGCAGGGTAGTGGATTTTCTCTTGATGGATCGCTACCTGCAAGCCAAGCATTAGCTCTTGCTTCGATTGTGAAGTAAACTTGAAGCCCTCGATCGCTAACCCTTCGCGCTGGAGTTGCTCGACTACTGGATCACCTACGCCAGTGCTATCAATTAACATTGGCGCTTTTGACAATTGACGAATTTTGTTCTGTGTACTAGCCCAATCGCTCTGAAATCGCTCAAAATGAGCCACATTGCCATTATTGTCTAGTCCGATAATTACGGTCCAGTCAGAATACTTTGCCAAATCTATTCCATAACATTTAACATTTTGATCCGAAATAGCAGATACACATTTTAAAATTTCTTTGGATCCAAAAGGATTCGCGCTATTCTCCGCAGGATTCGCCATGTATTCCTGTTCGAAGACTACCTCTGGAAGTGCAAGCCTTGCGCTATCGATCTCGTCATCTGAGATGTGCGGATTATCGTAAGAGCTGAACTTGAATGACTCCCACTCTGGAGATGGATCTATTCCTTTTAAGTAAAGCGAATAAAAGAAGTTTTTTCCTTTCGGTGTAGATAAGAAGATCGCTTTTCCTTGGTAATCGGTAAGCGTTGGACGGATCGCATTATTCCAGCCATCTTCCAGGTTAGGTATGAAGGACGCCTCATCGATGATCACATAGTGAAACTTTAAACCGCGGAGATTATCCAGGCGTTCACCAGTGAAGAACCTGATCGATCCTCCAGTGATTAACTTAAAGGTTAGATCGGATCTGTTTGGGATTGCTACGTTTGCAGGCATCAATAAGGCAAGCTCATCGAAGAAAGCTTTAGCCAGTAGATACGTCGGTGTAATGTACGCGACGCGTTTTCCTTGCATGGATTCCAAGCAAGTGATTACTTGACAGATCAGGGATTTTCCCCATCGTCTGCCTGACATTAACACCTTGAACCTTGCTTTTGAATTTAAGACCTTCGCTTGGTTAGTGTGTGGTCTAGGAAGTGTGATCTTCGTTTGCAAAGCTGATTATTACTTCTTGTTTTTCTTCGTTCTTAGCTCGATCCGTCCATCCTAGCAGGTTCTTAGCGTAGAAGATACCCTTTCCTTCATTGGCTACAATATCCGCCGCTAGAGCGCGAAACATTTCGTCAATCTGATTTACCTCTTTGTGAAGTGGATGATCAGAATCTTTCATGATATTATACCAGTGTGATCGCTTGTAGAATTCAGCGCCCTGGCGTGGGAGCCAGATCAATAGAAAGTAGCTGATCGTAGGCAAGTGGCGCTCTTTAATGATACGAACACCCGCACCAGTTGCGACTTCCTTTGTAGATTCCAGGCAATAGTCAATGTATTTATTCGCCCACTCCAGGATCAGATCAGATTCTTTGATTGAACTCTCTGGTTTTCTGACTACTATTTTTTTCTTTGGCGTGTTCTCTTTCATTTTCTAAATAATAAGGTCCAATCTGTGGGTATTGTCAAGCGTTTCTCAAGCGTGTATCCATACTCAGCAAAGAATTCGATCCACTCGTCTACCTGCTTTATGTTAATATGGCCCCACCAGGAGTCAAATTCTGGAGTTGTAGTGTAAGGAGTCGATGAGAAATATAAGTATTTCGCCTCGATGCTCTCCATATATTCATTAATCTGCTCGTCTGTTAGGTGCTCAAATACTTCGATTGTGACAATCATCTGAGCGTGGCTAGGGTAATCGCCTAGATCATGTAAATTAATCCCTCTAGATCGAGCGAAATCTCTGTGATATCTGTTAGGCTCGATACCGTGATAGGTAATTCCTTTGTGCTCCAAGCATTCGCCTAGAGTTCCCATTCCAGCACCAATCTCGATCACCGTCCTAGCATAGTTTTTTATTATGTTAGCAGTGCCGTCCATGAGTGCCCAGTAGTTTGGATTCTCTGGCGTTACGCCTATGCTGATCTCATGATCAAAGAACTCCTTCTCAGTTGCTTGCATTATCTATCTGGTCTAATTTTCTGATCGCCCACTCAATACCTTCTGTCCCTCCCCAGGCGTCCCACATTAGGCCACCGCATCCTTCGCCATAAGCGACATCTTTATTTTGTTGATGACGCTTGAATGATGCCATTCTGGCGATCGTATCCCTGGAGATCGGTTCCTTATTAGCCAGCTGGTTAGCTCTGATCTTTCCGACCGCAGTACCGCAAGATCCCCAGCCATTTTTCTCAGCCCACTTTAAAGCCCGCTTAGCGTTATCTACTGCGCTCTGTGGATAGTCTGTGTAAGAATCCTCAGCGAACTTGCCACCCGCCAGGATAGCCTGGTAGACTTCAGTCGCTTTCTCCTTAGTGTCATAGATGCAAGCACCTTCACCGATCCGATATTTTCCGTTATTGCATTTTAAGACTGGCATAATTCATGTTTACTATAAATAGCGATTTTGAATGTTATTCTGAAGCTCAAAGTTTCTTCTAGCATTATGTGCTTCTTCTTTAGTTTTATAATAACCTAAATTATTCATCTTTTTATTAAAGTGAATTTGAGCTACCCATAGTCCAGTTCTTTTGTGAAGCGTCACACCAGTTAAGCCGCTTGATGTATTCTCTCTTTTTATACTATGATTGTTATTTTCATAATAATTACACCATTCTAAATTGCTTAAATCATTGTTAATCTTATTACCATCTTTATGATTAACAATGTTTTTACCTTCTATTCTAGGTATAAAATTTAAAGCTATTAATCTATGAAGACTATGAAATTTTCCTTTTATGGAAACTCTTAAATATCCATTATTATCTAAAAATTGTTTTAAATTTTTACCTTTGACTTTCATGTCTCCTTTTGATCCTGGTCTTTTTACAATTCTATCCAATGATCTTACATTAAACAAATTTGATATTTCATATTCTCCTTCATATCCTTTTAAATCATACCAGTTTTCCATAAATTATTTAATTAAGTCAGTAAATATACTAAATCTTTTTTCGTTAATTTTGAAGATATCGTAATGCTTGCGGACAAATTCTCCGTTTGCCTTACCGTAGTCCTCCCGCATCTGCTTGCTAAACGCCATTCGTTTGATGTCTCGCTCCCAATTATCCACTTCGAAGATCGTCGGAATATCGTCATAAGGTGCGCGCTTATATGTCAGGATCGGGATATTCTTAGCTCCTGCTTCTAGCGCCTTTAGGTTTGATTTAAGGCGATTGAATTTATTATCTAGCAAAGGAACTAAAAGCATGTCAGCCTCCAGGTAGAAATTCATGTATAGATCCACTGGCAAGGATTCAATGATCTTGTAGTCAAGCTTCTCGTTTGCCGTGTAGATATTTGCTATTTGCTTCCAGTGCCATTCATTGTAATTATTCCAGCCACACAAAAGCATTCTGGCGTTCTCTCTAAATACCCTGGACTTCGCCAGCTCTGCGATCGGTTTCTTTAGTTGCTGGATGTCTGGATAGTGAGTGATCGATCCAGTGTGAGCGATTGTGACTTTCTCATTCTCCTTTTTTACATCTGTAAACTGGTCCTTATCAAATGGCAAGGCGTTAGGAAGGATCTCGCAGTTTTTGTTTATTTGGATTATCTCTAAATAAAGTCGATTGTGAGTCGTGGTCACCAGGTCCGCATGCTTAATATAGTCACGGATTATCCTAGTAATTCCAAGCCTGCGATAGGTCCCAGCGCTTAGGTGTTTGTCGAATAGGATCCAGTAGTCATCGATATCGATCACCAGTTTAAATCCAAACTTAGCTCGCCACTCCAGGAGCTGAATCAAAGGAACCGATTCTAGGAACCGATTCACCACTACGACGTTGAAGTTCTTCTCCTTCAATAGGTCCTCTGTGATCGTGTCTGTGATGAGACAGTATTCTTTCTCCATGATCGACAAAGGAAGCGCCAGTCTGTGGTAGGTTACACCACTATTTTGACTTCCTACCGCGAGGATTCTTAGCTTGGATTTTGTCATTTGTTTGGTTAGTTTGGTTAGTCTGGATCACCGCCTCCGCTTGCTTGGATGCCATGACGTTTTCGTAGTGGTGCTTTAATCTTTTGAGCATGTCAAACACACATCCACCACACCAGGCATTTAGGACGTAGCTAGGATCCAGTGATCGCTTGTATATTTCGTGGTATTCATTGAGCACCGCGATGTCAATGTTTCGAGTGTATCCAAGCGCCACCGATTCAAAGTTGATGATATTGTCCTGGATGAATTTGATGTCTTGATCTGTCATTATAATTTTATTATTTCTTGTTTTACACTTTCCCAAAATAAATTTTCAGTCTTAAATTTCATTCCTTTAAAAATTTCAACATGATTTTTTATTTGTTCAACAAGCATTTTTTCATATTCTAATAATTCATCTACTGCAATTAATGCGCATTGAATACCTTCGTTTCTTTGTTGTAATCCTACAACAGTGAACTTATCTACTAATTCCTTAGCTTTATCTTTTGCTTCCATTATAATCTTGTCATTATTATTCTAAATAATATGGGAGCAATTACACCAGCTCCAAAGGTGATCGCAATAACCTCACAAAGCTCCACTGGAACAAACATTAATCCAAGCGCTACCCAGAATCCTAGGCAAGGCGCGCAGTTGAAGGGCTTGAAGTTTAGCTTTAGATCCAGGTGTAAATTATTCATCTGGAAGAACGTGACGAATGCCACAGATGCAAGTAGTTGAATCATGCAATTTCGATTTTATAGAGGGCTTCTTGCACCTCCAGGTGATAACATTTGTCATCCATTCTGGAGCAGTAGTCCAGGAATTTTTGTGTAATAAATAAAGCGCATTCACGCGCCATCAATTTTGATCCAGTAAAGTAAAGGCAGTTATTAAACAGATCCTTCGCAAATTCTTCGGGCTTCTTATTCATCCTTGAGTTTATTCTTAATTAGCGAAATGGTCTTGACTATGGATGGATAAGGAATCCGAGTCTTTCGGTGTAACTCCATTTGATTAAAGTTTGAAGCGACATATTGATCAAGCAAGGTATTCTCATACCAGCAGAGATCTTTGCGCCTCTCGTCTAGTAGATCGAATAGCTTTTCTTTCTCGTCTTTGCGATCGTCGATCTGGTCCGCTATATTGTCGATCTCTTCGATTGACTCAAACTTCGCCCGAAAGTTTTTAAAGAATGGCTGATTCATCCCAGTGCTTCTGATCATGTTAAGCATCGCGCGGACCAGGTAGAATTTAAGAGCATTATTCTCATGCAGGTTCCAGAACTTTTCTTCTGGTAGGTTGCATAAGGAGATAAACATCTCTTGCCTTAGATCATCGCGGAGACTAGCAGGTTGCATCTTTCTTAGAGCCGACGCTATGTCCTTGGATAGGTAGAGCTCCTCGATAATTTGATTCCTGGTCTTTTGCACTTGCTAGATATCTTCTGGTAAACTTGCGATATAAGTCTCAACTTCCTTGACGATCTTCTTGTGATTATCGATCTCGAATTTTAAGTATTCGATCGCCTTTTCTAGATCAGTGATCTTATCACCTTTGTGTCCAGCTCTTAGGACGTATTTTATTACATTGCCTAAAGAGAAACCTAATCCGAAAGCATCGATGACATCGATCACCTGAAGCCCTCCCTTGCCTTGATAGTGATCTGGTCTGATCACCTGGTCTGAGTTCTTATTCATTTTTAAATCGTTTGGTTATGCAAAGCTTATAAAATTAAATCGGATTATCCAAATTAATCCCGTAATTTTTAAATAATATATTCAGCTGAGTGTTAAGCCCTTCCGCTCTGATCGGATCCATGTCAGCCATCTCGATACCTAATTTAAAGAAGGTGATCATCAAGCGTCCAGCGTCTAAGTATTGATCCGTTACTTCACCGCTTGGATCTCCTTTGTACATCTCAGCCTCCACTTTTAGAAGCTCATCAAGGACGCTCTTAGATTTCATCTTCAGCGACTGGCGATTAAAGATCGAAGGTCTGAAGTCAGCCTCGATGTGATCGATCAGCGCGTTAAGAAGTCCCGCGTAGATAATGATTGTCTGTTTTTCAGTTAGTTTTTTCATGGTTTTTTAGATAGGTAGTCTTTTATTCTTCTAGTTCGCAGAAAGGCAGCTCGCCTCTCAGCTCCGTGATTATTTAAAATCCTTAATAGATTCATTCTAAGCGATCCATTTAGATCGTGAATGATAACACCAGGCATATCGATTGATCGTGTCTCTCGTGTCAATTGTGACTCGATCCAGGCGATGCAAGCCTGATAATTAGCTGGCAGATTTTTATTAGTGTCCAATGTTTTGTTGTTCAAAATGTTTCATTAACCAATATGCCATTCTTTTAGCCCCTTCTTCTAATCCATCATAATGATTTCTTTGCATAACAAAATAGTTATGAGCAATGCTTTCTGCTTCATCGCAAATCTCATCATCACTTGGTAGTTCGATATATTTAAGGGATTCAATTATTTGCTTGGTACTTGCTATTTCATAATCTTTTAGAAAAGACAAACTCATTGCTACTCTTACTTGTTCTTCTGTATATAGTTTCATTTTATTTTTCGTTTAGTTTCTTAATTTCAAACTCAATCCTGGGATTCACTTTGTCAATGTGCTTCCTCATGACAAGCACCGAGCAGAGTCGATCGTTTTTAATAACGCCAGACGTTTGTAAGCAGTCAAGTATCACCTTCGCTGCATTGTCCAGGTCCGATCTATTAGACTGAAAATAGACGTCGATCCAGATTTGAAAGGGAACTTCAATAGATTCCTTTAGATGCTTCTTAATTTGCCATTCAAAATTAACCTCATAGCTTTTGAGCTCGATGGATTTAAATAGGCGATTATTTGCGATTCGATAGCCGTTCGATTTGCTTGGAACCTGGCCTTTGATTGTGATCATTTTATTAGAATCTAGTTTCTTCAAACTCATTTTTTATTAGGTTAAGCGCGCTAGGCTCCTTAGATACCTGGTAAGCTCTCAGCTCATCGTAAGAATCTGCGATCCGATTTGTGGTCACATCGACGTATCGATCGATCGTGCAGGTTTCTCCGTCTCGATTTTTCAGGATCACATAGTTCAGGATATTATCGTCTGGACTCTTTGGCATATTGTTAGCCCTGGCGTCGGTGTACTTGTAGTAATCATCACGATAGAGACCGATCACTGCGATCGCGTCTTGTTCTACGTTACCAGAGCTTCTAATATCCGATAGCTGAGGAAGTCTTGACGATCTTCCCTCGATTCCCCTTGATAGCTGAGACAAGGCGATGATCGGAATCTTAAGCTTCCTGGTTAGCTTCTGGATTTTATTCGATACCGATGAAACCTGAGCAAAGTCTGACTGATCCTTGAGCTGATTGTCTCTGATCAGTTGCAAGTAGTCGATCACTACGATGTCGATTTTATTTCGCTTCGCCTCCGATGTTAGGATCATAGATAGGTAATTTATGTCACGATTATCCGAGTCGTAAAAGAAGATCGGTAAGGATTTTAAGATCGACGCGTTTGAATTCCTGATTTTTAGAATATCATCTGGCTTCACTCGGTTCGCTTTTAGATCAGAGTATTTATAGTCAAAATTCTCAGAGCTGATAAGTCTAAATATGAGCGACTCTTTAGGCATTTCTAGGCTAAGAAATAAAACTCGTTTACCAGATTTCGCAGCGCTCTTAGCGTGTTGTAATCCAGCGATAGTTTTTCCCATACCTGGACGCCCAGCGATTACCGTCATTCCTTCCTGGAATCCTCCAAGGATGTAATTAAGATCCCTGGATCCAGTGTCGATGCCTGAGAATTTTATTTTCCCAGCGTTCGCTTCTAGCTTATCAATTACCTGATCGTAGATCGATGCGATATCAAACACCTCAGAGGAGGCCACCGATTTATCTAGGCTTTCGATCTCCTTGTCTACGATCGTCTGCAAGTCAGAGACTTCCTTGTTATCTAGAATCGCAGTCTGTAATTTAAAAGCAAGATCGTAATATCTGCGCTTTCCTTCTGTCTCCTTTAGTGCATAGCAGGATTCTTCTAGGTTAATCACTCGATCAGGCATTAGTTTCAAGACCAGTTCAGAGCTATATCCCTTCTCTGATTCTTTCGATTTAAGCCACCGAAATAGGTCAGCCCTAGTGATTCTCTTATCTTCTAGAGAAAGTTCCTTAAATCCAAGGAATGACGCCTTAAATAAAGCGTCTGTGAAAGATTCTTCACTGATCAATTTACTTGCTTCACTAAATAGGTGTGGATAAGCTAGTAAGTGTGAGATGATGTCACGCTCCAGATGTACATCATTTAGATTGAGTTTTACTGCCATTCTTCTGGTATTATAGGTTTGTTCTGCAAGGTAGGAAAATTCCTAATATCTGTACTACCTGATGTAGTATTTTTTTTAGGTGGGAATAATCCTTGCCAGTTATTAGAGATACTTAAGTTGATCGCCTTCGCTAGATCCTCAGTAGATACGTCTTCCCAATCCTTTAGTAACTGATTGATTCCAGAAGGAGTGTATGTAGATTTTTTTTCTTTCTTGTATTTTATCCACTTTTCAAACAGATCGTTTCTCAATGGATTCGTTGAATAAGTCAAACGAAAGATTTCTTTATTTTCTTTTCCTTTACTTTCTTCTTCTTTACTTTCCTTTCCTTTACTTTGTTGAACGGTCGTTGAACGGTCGTTGAGCATCCGTTTATCGGCCGATGCTTTTCCAGCTAATTTTCTTTGTTCTCGCATCTTAAAGTAAGGTTCTAGGTAAACCAACATTTTAGGAGAAAAGAATTTTTGATCCTGATCGAGCTCGAAAAGTTCATAGTTGCAGATCGTGACTCTGATCTTTTGCTCAGAGGTCCCAAACTCCTCAGCAAGCAGATCGATGTCATCCATTGGAAACATCAAATCTTGTTGCTCTCTAAGCGTCTCTAATAGCATGAAATAAATTCCGTATCCTTCCAGTCCAAGCTCCTTTCTTAATCGCTTAATCTTGCGATCGTGTCGAGCGTTACAAAAATGAGGGAAATAATAGGCGTCTTTTTGCATAATGATAAAATAAAAAAGCCAGCTGAGTGAGAGATCAGACTGGCTTAGTTGGTTTTTAACCCATTAATCACCGCAAGACTCTCACCCCTTGCGCTGATTATGTCACAAATATATCTAAAATTGTGACATCCTACAAATCATTTAAAAGATTTTCTAGTCTCATGATCTCCGCCTCCGCTTCGCTCATCTTCTCCAGGATCAAATCAAAAGCTTTGACATCTGGATTGTAGTATTTCATGATATGAGAATACTCATTAAGATCGATTTTTAGGTGCGCAATCTGGACATTTACCACTGCTAGAAAGCATCTGTCTTCTAATGTCATTGTCTTGCTAGTATATCTTTTCTTACATCTCTCCAGTACGTCGTATCCAGTCCGTCGATGATCCGATTTTTAATAATCAATCGTACATTGACTGAAGCCTCCTCTAGGACGCTTTTCATGTGGATCTTACCGTATTGCCTTAGGTGAGTTCCTGCGATATAGTCAATAATATCCTGGGCTTTTTCTTTCGGGCTCATAGCTACATATCGATTATATCTTCTCTCAATTCAGCCCAGTAGCTGAGATCCAAGTCTCCAGCGTGGATCGCTTCCATGACGATCTCAGCGCCTAGGATAGCGGAGGCGATGGCTTCCTCTTTATTTTTCTTGATCTGTGGATGTGCATCCTGGAAACGCTTCACTAGATGCTTTGCAAATTGCTTTCTTGTCATTGTCTTGGTTAGATGTGGACCAGCCTAGATGACTGGTCCTTGTTTGCAAATATACTTAATTTTTTATTCTCCTAGCTCTGTGGTAGAAGATTCCTTCAAGGTAAGGGAAGTCTGATTCGAATTTGTAGGCATAATCCGTCGTATATGAATTATTGCATTTGTATCGATCAGTCCTTTCGATCATTGACTCCCATCTGATCCGCTCGAAGACTTGCTTAGCTCCGATCTTTTTGTGGCCTCTATTGATCAGCAAAAAGGCGAAGCGTTTGAACTCTTCGTAGATCCTTGGGTTGCGCTTGTGGTACTCTTCGAATGTTAGCATCGTTTTGATATTTAGATGAATAATAAAGTTTCCGATAGTCTGCCTGGAGCTGATTAGCTATGTGATCCATCCAGTCGTTAAAGTTAAGCTTTTTCGTGCTCATTGTAGATTAGTTTAATTTCTTCTAAAACCTCTGGGTATTTAACCTTTCCATAGACGGTCTGCTGAACTATTGCAGTGGTCCATTCCCTAGCGCTAAAGGGCTTGATCCCCTTAGCATTTAGGCGCTCAGCACATTGCTGATAAACATTCATTTTTTTAATTCTGGTCATCTTGATTCTCTTTTAAATTCATGTATGGACGGGTTCCGATCACTTTATATCCTGACCATAATTGCCAGTCCACATATTTTACATATTCTTCGCTAGATGCGAACCGCTCGATCACGGTGTAGTAATTCCCAGAAGGAGATTTTAGATCCACCTTCAGGACCTGAGGATAAGTCTCTGCTACCATGGCAAATCATCCTCCTCTACGATTTGAACTTCTTGCTCTGGTGCTGGAGCTGGTGCGCTCTTTTGCAGTGCCTGATATTCCTGAGACGATGCGATTTTTTCCTTGATAAAATCTGGGAATGAATCAAAAGCTACCTGGTCAAAGTTATTCACCGAGAAGACCATTTGAGGATTGATCAAGGCAGGAACTTCCATATTCTTCATGACGCCACCGATCGAAGCGATCTCAGCGTAAGTCTTACCGCTTACCTTTGAAGTCTTGTGGATGATCGATAAGGTGCAAGCTTTACCAGCTAGGACCGCGATATCAAATGACTTGCACTCTTCCTCTGTTAGTGCCTTGCCTCTCCAGGAATTCAAGAAAGCGCGAAGGTTTGATTTATCACCTAGCGACAAGGTGAATTCTTTTGAGATCACTTGAGGTTGTTCTCCGTTCTCTTCTTTGAAAACTTTTAGCTCTGTTGGTAGCTCAAAAGTAAGGCGAACTTTATTGACATTTTTTTCTTCTCCCATGTAGGATTCTCTAACGGTTCCCATGTGGATCATTGAGTAGCATCTAGCTACATAGGTGCCAGCTGGGATAGGCTCGTAAGAAGATCCACCTGCTGAAGTTGCGATAATTTTTGTTTGGTTTGACATGATAATAAAATTAAAGGTTTGAAATTATTGTGATTACTGATAGGATGCCGATGACGATCAGCGTGATGATTGTGGCCTGAGCTAGTTCAGATCCAGTGACTTCTTTTAGGTGCTCTCTCATTTGATTTAGATGTTTTTATCTTAGCTTCGTTGCTTTCGATATTACAAAGGTATGCCTTATTTTGATAATAAAAAATTTTTTTAAACTTTTTTTTTTAAATTATTTTTTAAGCACAAAAAAGCCCAAGGATAAGATCCAAGGGCTTTCTGATTGTCATCTAAACCTATAAAACACTATGAAAAACAATTAATTTACTTTACAAATTTAAATATATTTATTAATAATACCGTTCTCTTTTTCAAAATTTACTCTAGCCTGATACGCCTCCTCTTCTGTTTTGTAATATCCAAGCGCTATTTTCTTTTTGTTTACCTGAATTTGAGCCTTCCATTTTTTTGTTGTCTTATAATAACTAACTCCTAAAAATTTACTTGATCTATTCCATGATAAAACCTTATGAGCTTGATTCTCAAAATGAGTAATCCATTCAAGATTATAAATTAAATTATTTTTAGGATTGCCATCTTTATGATTAACCTCTTTTTTATTTAAGGGATTCGGTATAAAAGTTAAAGCCATAAGCCTATGAATTTTAAACTTTTTTGTTTTTCCTTTAGCGCTTAATGCAATATAAAGATATCCATACCTATCTATATTAGGTTTTAAAATCTTACCAGTTAAAGTATTTCTAACTTCAGAAAAATTACTTATTTCGTAATTTTCAAATTCGCAATTTACTTTTTTCCAAATTTCCATAAAATATAAAGGCCCAAATTAAATATAAGTCTGCAACGTCTTATAAATAAAATGGGCCGTTAATGTGTTAGTTAGCAGTTGCAGTTGCTTTTAACAAAGTTAATAAATTTTTCCGTCTCTTATAGCAAGTAATTTAACTTTTGATTTACCCTCGTTAATTTCTACCAGTGCAAATCCTTGAGTATGCTGATTATATGGCATATACTTTGGCGATATTGTTGTAAGACATCCAGTCGAATGCGTCTGTATTAACTCTCCGAATCCGTTTTTCTTTGTTGTGGTAGTCTGTCTATGAACATGCCCCATTAAAGTATTACAAAACATCTTGTTAAATAAGGACTGCGAAGGATTAATTCCTCCCACACCAAAACCCTCGTGTCCATGAATAACAAGTAAATCCCCCATAAACATCCCTTGCCAGTCTTCTACCCACTCGATTTTCAAGTGATCCATTCTAAAGAACTTATCGAATTGCAATTCATGCAATCCAGCGAACTCTTCTGCCTGGCTAAATAGGTAGCGCTGGAATCTGTTCTCGTGGTTTCCTGCTTTGAAATAGATCGGGATCAGCGGAAAGATGTCGCGTAGCTTTTGAAGAAAGTTTCTAGCCATCTCGATCTCGCGCGGGAAGTCTCTGAGATCCTTTTCTTTCTCATGTCTGGATATTGAGTAAAAATCGAAGGTGTCTCCGTTTAGATACAAGCAGTCGATCTCTTGCTCTTTTAAATACTTGATCGCGCAAGTAAGCGCTTCTAAGGAATGAAAAGGAACGTGAATGTCTGATAGGATCCCGATCTTTTTTAAGTGCTCAGGAAGGCGAGCACTGGTGTACTCCTTGCCAATCCCTGGCTCTATGCCAAAATTATCGAGCTCGTCCAGGTTGAATGATTCAATCTTCGCGCTTGGTCTGGTCTTCTTCCAGTGCTCTGATCTTTTTTTGACTGAGATATCCCATCTACTCATTTGGCGATGAAATAATTCAAAGCTTTTATAGCCGTAATTCTCCCAGTTTTCACGCTCAAAATCTGCGCGTGTCATATTAGTAGAATAGAAGTGTTTTTCAATCGCTTCCTTCTTACTTATTTCTTTGCTCATATTCTTCCATTAATTGATCGACAAGAAACTCGACGTTATTTAAAAGCTTCATTCGTAGAACAAAGCCAGCATCATCGACGTGCTCGATAGCCTCCATGACTTCAAGCATTTTATCAAGCGTTTCAGTGGTGAGGTTCCTAGGATTTTCGATAGGATCTATATCTATTTTATACACGAAGACCAAATTTAACGTAAAGCCATGCTACCAACATAATCGCCTCCGCAAATAGTAGCATTACCACCCAGGTAGGAACCTGATACTTGATCACTTCCTTGTCTCGATATTCGATCCATTTTACCTGGGAGTTTCTGTAATTATTTTCGATCTCGTTTTTCATTGAGTCGATGTCGATCGTGGCTCTGATCTGGCCCTTGTCGGACTTAATCGTCACTGATCCATTAGGTAGTACCAGGCGCGAATAAAAAGATGATAGGATCCCAGAAGAATCGCATGGATTTGTGATCACTAAAGTATCGCGAACCGCTCTGAACTTCTCGACTATTTTCTCGCTTTTGATTGTGTCGATTCTAAGCGTTTCTTTGTACTCAGTTAATGTCTTTGTATGCTTGCAAGAAGATAATGCAACACACGCCAAAAGAATAAGTAAATATCGCATGATTATGAGAAGTAAAGGTCAGCTTCTGCTTGACGTCGTTTTGTTAATCCAGCTAGCACTCGTCCGTTTGCCTTGTTCCACTTTAAAAACTCCGCTTTGATCGTCGGATCATTCGGGTTTGCATTGACTTTTTTTAGAAGTGTGGAAGATTTTAGGTTATTAACTCCGCAATTATAGGCAAAAGACACAAGAGAGTCGAACTGATTTTGGTTAATGTCATCACGGCAGAAAGAATCTACCGCCTTTTCGTAGGATCCAAGCAGAAATTTAAGAAGTTCCTCTGCTTTTTCTTTGGTGATCGCTGGATCTGTGAGCTTTACTTTGGCTCCAGAAGGATAGTAAGTGTTTCCGTATCCGATAGTCGGAATCCCAGCAGGACATTTGTAAGGTTTTAATTCAAGCCCCTCAAATCTTTTTATTAGATCGAGTCCCTTTTGGCTTGCTTTGGTTACTTTCATCAATTATCCCTAGTTTGGTTTTCAGGTTTGAGTTCTCAGATTTTAAAGAGTGAACCTCAGCAGTTAAGATGTCGATCTTATCGCTAAGCTCCTTCACTTTGTCAGACATTTCTTGAGCCATCTGTCTCCAGATTTCGATGGCCTTAGTGGTTTGATCGAGCTCTGTGGTTGTGATCTCAGCCTGCTCTTTTCTTCTACCTACTAGCCATCCGATCAGTGCGGCGATCGCCCCCGTGACAGATTGCCCAAGAATGTCTTCCAAATTCATTTAATTAATCCTTCTTTACTACCTTTAATAATTGAGCTTTTGCAAGGATCGTGAAACCTTCAGAATCCTTGATAAAATTTTTGATCGTTTCCTGATCAGATGAGTCTAAATCAAGAACCTCTCCCTTGTTTAAGCTTACCGCCCAATCCCAGAACTTCAAGGCATCGCCTTTTGATCCCTGAGCTAAAGCATTAGCTAACAATTTACCTGCATTCGCGCCTTCAATGGCTTGACCGTCTAATCCGACTAGGTCAAAATTAAAATCTAATTTCATCGTTTGGTTTGTTTAAATTAATTCTGATAATATATAGCAAAACTGCTAAACTTTTTGAGGATCAGACCAAGGTAGCGGATAAGCCACTATCGGAGGATTCAAAAAGTTCTCTATTTGTGCATCTAAATTCGCTTCGATTGCTTCGCAGTCTAGGGAATCTTCAAGCCAAGATTCGACCATTTCCTTTGTGACCTCATCGTAAGGAGTGAAGCTCGCTTCGTGTGGAGCTGGAACGCTTAAAGCTCCGTAAGTGTCCGCCGTAAATAAAACACTTGGTTCTGAACCAAAGTTAGCGGTTGCTAAGGATTTATATTCCTTTTGCGCTCTGTAATGAATTACGCTAATTACTTTGTCCATTCCGTCAATAGAAGGGATTGAGTCAAGCTGTGAAATTACCCATAAAAATGCCATATTATTTATTCTTTAAAGTGTCTAATTCTGCTTTTAATTCTTTGATTGAAGCTACAAGTAATGGAATGACATCAGTATATGCTATCCCTAAAATTCCAGTTTGTGAATCTTTAGTTACTGCTTCTGGTAAAACTTCAAGTACATCTTGTGCAATTAGGAAAGAACGTTTTGTTTCTTTTGTATCAGTTTTATATCTACCAATCATTGAACGCAAAGAGGATACTTTATTTATTGCATCTTCAATAGGAACTAAATCTGTTTTAATAGATTCATCTGAATTTGCAATCCAAGCAATACCATCTTTTGCTAAATATACTCCATTTGTTTGAGATTGAATATAAATAGCACCATTAGCAGAATATCCAGGCAAAGTTCTCATCCAAAAAGTATCTCCGCCATCTCTTCTTTGCTCAATAATTCCAGCCATTGATGTATTATTATCAGCACTAAAAGAAATTCTAGCTGCAACACTTGACCCTACCGTACTATTACTATTTCTAATATGAATTCCACTATATGTAGAAGTTGTAACTCCATATCCATCGTGTAAAACTTCTAACTTTGCATTTGGCGAACTAGTCCCTATGCCGACGTTGCCAGAGGAAGTAATTCGCATACGTTCGGTAGCGGCCGTTGTCAAAATATAATCGTGGCTAGAAAATGTACCAGAATACCCAGCTGAAGCTGATATTTGCATTCTTGAATCTACCGTTCCGTTAGTAGTTTGAATTATACCTCCAGTCGTTGCATTATATACAGTAAATCCAGTATAACCTGCAGCAGAAATTGGAGTTGTAGTACCTACTCCTAAATTACCAGCAGAAGTTAATCTAATTCTTTCTGTATTATTTGAGTATAAAGCTATATTTCCAGCTTCTCTATTTTTAATTATTAAATCAGAGCCACTTACAACAAAATCACTGCCATCTGTTAATAGTGTTCCTGTTGTACTATTTTGTAATTTTAAAGTAGCATAAGTAGTACCATATACATTTAATGCTGTTCCATCTCCTACTGGCGAAGTAGTCCCAATGCCGACGTTGCCATCTCCTCTAACATTAAAATATGTTGAAGAGTTAGCGGCATTATTAACTCTAAAAGCAATATCATTTGAATTAGTTCCTGCTGCTACAACAACACCATAAGAACTACTAGCTGAAGAATTTCCAGTAAAACTTCCAGCCCATTGACTATTTGTGCCTAAAACCTCTAATGTACTAGAAGAAACCGTAGTATTTAAAGCTAATTTTGTCGCCGTAACACTAGAGCTAAACGTGGCGGCTCCAGATGCCTTAGTTAAAGTAAATACAGAACTCGAAGTTCCATAAGAATAAAAATATAAATTAGAATCTGAAGTACCTAATGGAGATTGTCCTATAAACCAATCATTAGTGCCAGTGGTTGCAAATCTTATAGGTGTTGAAGATGTTGTTGAGCTTCTATTTAATAATAATGAACTTGTAAAGCTCGCACTCGTACCGCTTAAAGCTCCAGATATTCTAGCCGTTCCGTTTACATCAAGTTTGTAGCCTGCATCTAAAGAAATACCTAAGCCAAAGTTACCGCTAGGGAATAAAGTAGCTACAATAGAGCCACCGTTTACTTCAAAGTCAATACCTCCAGCGGTGTAGTTAGCTAAAACTACTCTATCGGTATGTCCGTAATAAAGGCCAGTATTACCAGTTGCGCCGCTAAGAATAAAGTTTGTAGCGGTAACTGAAGAAGATAAACTTACAGAAGTTCCGCTTAACGCTCCAGTTAAAGTGCCACCACTTAAAGGTAAATAAGAACTTAAATCGGAAGTTAAGGCAAGCGTTCCAGTTGCGTTAGGAAAAGTGTAAGTATAAATTGCAGAAGTACTAAATACCAAATTAGAATAATAAGGAGTACCTACACCAATACTTAAACCAGTTGAAGTGCCAGCTATACCAGTATATCCAGAAGCATTTGTAGAAGTTCCGTGCTTTAGAAGTAAACCATAATCGTGGTAAGTACCATCTGAAAAAGTTTTAGTTCCAGCTATTGTCTGATTTCCAGTTAATTTAACTACCACAGAATCTAAAGCATAAGTACTATTATCGTAGCTGATTGTAGTTCCAGAAATTTTAACGAAACCAGTTCCAGAGAGTGCCGCTTGTTTAGCGTTAAAAGTAGTCCAGTCCGCAGAAGATAAATAACCATTCTGTGAACCGTTAGCCACTTGAATACCAAAGACGCCAGTCCCAGAATTATAAGTCAAAGGAGAGGAAGCAGAAAGCGCTGCTCTCGCTCTAGTATCTGTAAACCATTTATTTGTCGGACTTACTAGCTCTTGTATATCGTCAGTATCTAAAACCACTGCACCCACCAAGCTATTAACTGAACTAACACCCGAACCTATGGCAGTGCCTAGGTCAGATATAGTAGTTTTATAAAGCTGACCAGTTGTAGGATCAGCGATCGGGAACAAATCAGTAGTAAGGACTGAGGGCTTACTGGTTAATTGACTTACTTTTTTATTTGCCATTAGTTAGGATAATTAAAATCTGTTGGAACTTGACATCTGTCTGATAACATCGGGAAGGAAACGGTCACATCTGCCTTTACTCCTGCCAGGTAGTCCTCCTCTTTTTCTGTAAAGAATTCCATCGTCACCTGATCGCCAATCTCCCAGTCAAATTTAGGATAGCGCATCATTGAGATGATATCCTGCGCGATCAATAACTGATCAGAAAGGACCTCATTTTCATTCGACTCGTCTTGTAATTGACGATCCAGGAAGAACAGAGAGAAATCTAAATTTAATTGTTTACCAGAGATCGACGATCCAGTCAATGAATAGAACATCGCTGGATAGGTATTGTCAGTCTTTAAGAACTCCCAAATATCACCAAAGTAAACCGTGTTTATCTGCTCGTGTGCGGAGCCTAAATCACTTATTAGTTTGATTGTTTGATTTAATGTCAGTTGCTTGATTGCCATTTGTTTGGGTAGCCAGGTAAACCTGGAGTTTTTTTATGTTTTTTGTGCTATACGCTTTCGGCATCTTTTTATTTTTTAGCAGAGACCATTCTCTCCCTGGTATCTTTCCTCGAAGCTCATCGGTACACATCCGCAGTCATCACCTAACCAGATCGAAGCTTTGTAAGCGTCGCGTTCTGGCTTGATAATATCCACACCTGATCCGTAGTTCACATATTCCTGGAACTTATCAGAAGTAGATGATACCTGCTTTAGGTGCTTGATCAATCTCTCTGTGTAAAACTCAGCGCGTGTGCGATATCTGTTAGCCACATCTATCAGATCTTGCATGTTTGGCGTGTCTGTGTTGTCGCTTGTCTTTCTGATTAATCCTTTGTTATAAAACTGATAAGACAATCCCACTGGAAGCTCAGAAAGCGTGTAATAAACTAAGGCGTTTGTGATGAAATTATCTAATAAATCCACCTCGTCTGCCGTCAGATTATTATTATCAATCCCATCCTGCAATCGATCGTATAAAGCAGATCCTAAAGCAGGCAAGATATACATGTCTTGTGCCGTCAAAATCTCTGGAAGGATTAATTTATCATCGACGTTCGAATGAAGCGCTGATCTTTCCTTGATCGTGTTTACGTTTATAAAGCAGATATTTTTCATTCCTTAGTCTTTTTTAATTACTACCTGAGAAGCCCAGACGTGACGGCAAGAAGGAGAATGTTCTCCGTTTGGCATTGTCCACCAGCCACCTCTACGATCAAACACTGAATAACCTAGGCGCAAACTGATCGCTTCGATCTCTGCCCTGGTATAAAGTTTATCTAATTGCATCAATCGAGCGCAGAATTGACGGCTAGGATGTGCGCTAGTATTTCTCTGTCCTACTGGGATCGATGATCTCCACTCGTAAGAATAGCGGACCATGAAGCTCTTAGTTGATGGCTTAGTGTCAGTGATCTCAGATAGGGGAGAAGTCAAGATTCTCTCGACGGTTCCCTTTACATTTGTGGACTTGATCAATCCGCGCTCTTCCAAGCTATCCATAATTTTATTGATGATCCCTAGATCCGTCTTAACGGTTCCAGCGATGATCTCTGGAGTGATTCTTTTATCCTTCTGGATCAGGTCCAAGACATTCGCTTCTAGACGCGTTAATTCTTGTGTAGCAAAGTCTAAATTCATCGTCTCCTCTAAGTCATTAGGCATGGCAGAGAACGCGTCTCTTGTGCGAAATATGGAGTAATTAGATTTGCTCTCTCCAAACTGATCGAAGATCGAGATTACATCGTCTTCGCTAAACTTAAAAGCGCCAGCTTGTACTGGTGCACCATCAAGTTCAGATCCACCTTGCTCAGCACCTAAGCCAACCAAAGCGCGGACCTCATTTGGTGTCATTGACTCAAGAACTTTATTCGCTACTAAAGGCGATAAGCTATTAATCGCGTCGATCACATCCTGAGAAGTTCCAGAAGTTTTCGCTTCTAGCTTAGGAGCTCCAAGTTTCTCGCGGATCTCATCTTTAGTCAAGTTTTGAGCGATCGTAGCTTCAGAGAACTCCATGCCGATCGGCTCGACTGGAATTATTTGTAGCCCGTCATTAGCACCGCGTAGTTTGGCAAGTAGACTGAATACTTGTTCTTGATATATTTGCTTATCATTGACGTAAGTGTTTTTGAAGATCTCGTAAGAATCGCGCATTTGCTGGCGTGATCCTAGCTGACCAGGTGTAGCAATACCAAATAAATCAGGAGATGTGATCTGGTGTCCAGCATACACGTTTTTCTCAATGATCTTATCGACATTAGCAAAATCTTCCTTAGTAATATCGGAAGCTCCTAGATCCTCAATGATCGGCTTTCTTGAAGCATCATTCACGAAGGAAAGAATAAACTTTTTACCATCAGATCCAGAGAAACGATCAGTAAATTTACGCTCTACCTGGCGTTTTTCTTCGTCTTGTGGCTCACCATTAGGAAGCGTGATCAATTTAGAAGCACTGAATCCAGTCTGTGCATTGCCTAAAACGTGCTTAGACACCTCGATGTCTGACTCGATATAGTTCAAAGCACCTAAATAACCAGGCAATGAATAAGCAGAAAGGTTTGGACGGTACTCTTTTAGGTACAAAATCTGTGTTCCTACTGGCAATTTATCGTTAAAAGCGTTGTAAATAGAGCGCTTATATTTATTGTCTTGCCAGTTTTCGCTATACCAGAATTGTGTATTATCTTCATTTGTGCGGACCTTAGTATAATCCAGGTGATAAATCTCCGAAATCTGACCACCAGTTTGGCTCCAGATAACTTGAAGATAAGCACCTCCAAAGATCTCGACGTCTGTCGATACCTTTTTTAGAATGTCATTTAAGGATTCAAACGGGTTAGGCTTATCGATAAACTCCTGAGCGACCTGATCGTTCTCATCTACTGGCTTGAATCCGTTTCCAGTAATATAATTTACCTTGCTTTTTACGATCGCATTGTGCTTAGCAGATTTGCTAAATAGATCGACCAGGTAATTAGGGTAATCGTTCTTTTTTCCGAATTCAATGTATCCACCATTCTCTCCTTTTTTCTCAGAGTATTCTGGCTGCCTTGCTTCTGCGAAGGTTAGGACATTTAAAAAATTGGTATTGCTCATATATCGCGAACCTTGTAAGTGTTATTCGTTTGGTTGTATGTGGTATATTCAAATTCAGTCGAATTCTTTAAGGACATCTGTCCAGATTCCACTAGCCCAGTGGCTAAAGCAGGATCTAGATTCGAGCTCGAAATCTGTTCGTAGATCGAATAGTTAAATTCACCACTTGTCACGTTCGCAAAATGTGTATTGACTACTATGTCAAACTCATTGTAACGGTCCTTAAATCCAGATAGATCACTGGATCCAAGGACTACGAAAGCGACACTAAGATCAGTCACTCTGGACGTGAAATAAAACAAATAATTAGGACTTGAAAGAGTTTGTTTTTCCTTCAAGGTTAAAATTACTTTTTGTGTTTGTCCTTTAGTAAAGTGAATCATCGATATTAAATAGCAAAGGATTAATTATTTTATTAAACAAAAAAAAGAGGAGGCTTTCGCCCCCTCCCCGTCTAACCAAACGACTATCTAATTAAGCAGTTAATCCTGCGATAATGTTTGAAGCTACCTCTGGAGCCAATGAAGACTCAGAAGCTGAGAATGTTAATGTATAACCAGAGCGATCTCCTTGAGCCGTTCCCGTTGCACCATTACCACCTGATAGGTTCAATCCGTGGACCTTACCTAAGAACCAGTATTTGCCGTTATTGTCACCAACAACCGCAAGTAAAGTGTTCTGTGCTAACAAAAGAATTTCGTTTCTTGTGTTAGCTTGCAATTTGTTAAGAATGATTGATAATTCTTGAGCGTAGAATACGGTTCCGTTCTGTACGTTAGCGTTGATGTTCTCAGTCAAAGAAGAAGTTCCTGGAACTAATTCATATTTTCTAAAAACCTTACCGCTTCCCTTAGTGATTGCAGTGATCACACCGCTCGCCTCAGTCGTGCTAGATACGTTCCCTTTTTCAATGAAATACACTTCCGTGATTCCGCCTAATGAATCTCTGCAATCTAAGGAATATCCTTGAGTTAATGCGCAAGCCATTATTTTTAAATTTAAAAGGTTAAAATTAGGGGAGTCCTATCCAAAGGAAGCTCCCCGAACTTATTGGTAAGAATTAAGCTAAGATGAAATCTACCATCTCAGCAGGGAAAGCGATTTGAACGCCAGCCTTGAACTCAGCTACGAAGCGAACTTGATCAGCTTCTTTAGCAAAGAACAATTCGAAACGCTCTTGCTCATCTAATAAGTCAGTTCCATAGAACATATTAGAAACGCGACCACCGTAGATCTTAGAAGTTCCGTTCAAACCTTGTACCGCTACCACTTTGATAGTAGTTCCTGGAAGCATCAATTCAGAATCTGCCTTTCCGTCGAAGTTGTAAGCGAATAAGTTCGCGTTCTTCAATGCGATTGTGTAAGTACGGAATACGTCCATTCCTACGAAGATAGTCGCATCATCTTTAGCTACGATCTCAGCAGGTAATGCCTTGTAAACTGCGTCGATTACTGCGATCACGTTTGAAGTAGTGATACCAGCAGAAGCAGCTAAAGGAGTACCGTAGTAAGTAGTCGTGTTAGCATGGATTACTGAAGCAGAAGCAGCAGCGATTAACTTAGCAAAGCCATCAAACTTGTTTAAGTTACCGTTTGCAGATGCTGTGTCACCTTGCCAAACTGCGATCTCTAATTGAGAAGCGATTTTGTCAGCCTTACGTTGTGAGTACTCAGCAGCGAAAACCGTTGAATCGTAAGAAGAACCAGCAGGCAATGCCTTCTGTAAATACTTAGCTTCTAAATCTTTTGGACATAAAGCCTCGTTTACCTTGATTTTACCTACCGTTAAAGTACGTTGAGTAAAAGTAGTTGTACCTGAAGCGTTGAATCCGCAAGATGATCCATCTTGGAAGAACGCGTCAGTGTCCATGATATTAACCGTCTCAGCAGATTTTACGCCAAGCATTACGTTTCCTTGATCCTTGATCAAAGAGATTGTTTTTGCACCTAATACAGATGAAGCTACTAATTGGGTAGCGTTCTCTTCTGTATAATTAGCCAATGAAGATACTACAAATGCCATCTTTTTTGTTTGTTAAATTGTTATTTTAAATTTTTAATTTTTGAAAGAAATCTGTCGATTTTTTCCTCTCTTTTTTCTACTTGAGAAAAAGAATTTTTAGGTGCTTGGATAGGACCAGCGCCTGGAGTTGAAGCAAGTCCTAAAACTACGTCAGAAAGATCATTGATCGCTTGAGAGAATTTACCCTCGATCGATGCGATCTTCGCTTTTAAAGCTTCATTCTCTGCTTGTAGAGATGAGATGCTTCCGTTCATTTCTTCGAACTTGTCCGATTCCATTGGCATCTCTGCCTCTGGTGCTTCAATAGGTTCAGCTTCTGCCTGAGGTGTCTCAATGCCTTCTACCTTACCTCCTACGACCGTGATCATAGTACCGTCTACTAATTCAAACTCGCCATCTGGTGCGGGAGATGAATTACCGCTTTCATCCACTAAGCTCGCTTCAGCTCCAATCTCTAAACCGCTCAAGTCAATCTTAGATCCGTCTTTAAGATCGTAAGTTTCAAAAGCTAATTCTGCGACTGGTGCCTCTGGTTCGCTAGTCTCTACCTGATCTACTTCAAATTCTGAAGCCAGCATCAAGCGGATTTTTTCGATTCCTTCTTTTACCGTCATTTTTATTTTGGTTTTTTACTTTGCTTATAAATACCCCAGAAAAAAAAGTTTATACTTTATAGAAAAAAAGTTTAAAAAAGTTTTTTATTATAAATTACTTTTGTATTTTTGATATGTAGTCAGAACGACAGAACATCTAAACAATAAAAATCATGAATGCTCAATTAAAAGAAATCGCCTACGGGGCCGCTTACAATGCTTTCCTTAATGCTCACAAAATGGATCGCGCTGGACTTAATGAAAATCAGATCAAAATCCTAAACTGGTTAGAACCTAGCATGGCTGACTCTTACGCTACTGCAATGATTAAAAGCAAAGGAAATCATAAACTAAGTCTTAAAATTGTCTACACAATGTATCAACTTGAAAATTTAAAAAAAATATTCCAGTTAATTGAAGCTGGAGAACTTGAAGAAATTCTAGGGCAAGCTAATTGTTAGCCCTAGAAAAAAAGTTTAAAAAAGATTTTTATTTATGAAATCTTTTATTACCTTTGATATGTAGTCAGTGTGCTACTAATCTAAACCCCTTGAAAAATGATTTATTTCGTAATTGCCCTTGCCCTTGTTGTCCAGTTGATCTTGAATGATCTAGTTCAAAGAAACGGAAGAATCAGTCTTTAATCTTTTAAACATCTAATCCCATGAAAAATTTAATCAGCAAATTCGCCAGTGTTAATGTCGGTCTTGAAATCGATTTAGAAAGAAACGTAGCTTTAGGAAGAAACTTGAGAGCTAAAAGTATTTATGGAAAGCCTGCTTTCAATTACAGATTTAGAAACGCTGAGCAGATGATGACTTGGCTTGAGAAAGAATTGATCCGTCGATTCGCAATCAAAGCCTATCAAGAAGAAAGAAAGGCAGAGAGAAAGAAAGCGCTTGAGGTTAATCCGTTCCAGGTTGGACAAATTATCTACGATAGCTGGGGATATGAGCAAACAAATATCGACTTTTACCAGGTGATCGAAGTTAAGAACAAAAGCGTTGTGCTTCGCGAGATCAATGGCAAGATGGTTCCAAGCGAAGGATATAGTAGCATGGCTGGCTTAATCGCTCCAGTAAAAGATAGTTTCTGTGGGGATCCGATCGTAAAGAAAGTCAATGCCTGGGTAAGCGGAGGAAATGCTCACCATTACCTAAAAAGTGAGCATGGATCTATGAGCATTTACAATAAAGGAGAAGAAGGTGTTTATTGCAGTTGGTATGCTTAAAATTTTGAAATTGCTATTTAATTTTATATATTCAAATAATGGAAATTTTAGTAAATAGAAACCTTGAACCAGAAAGCCTTTCTAATTCAGAGAGGATCCTAATGGAAATCATTAACGGCAGATCGCCAGAAAATGATTATGAGCAAAAATTATTAGACGAAATCAATCAAGCAAAAAAAGAGGGAAAAGTTATTTCTCTTCCCTCTATGTA